AATGTAAGCACATCAAATCAATGCCCAAAAGGGGGGTTTAACAAAACATACAAAAGCAAAAGCAAATGAGAGCAAAATCATTAAAAGCAAAGGAATTACAAGGTACTCTGATACCTTCCCGTATCAAATCCTTTTCCGGTAGCCCAGTCGGCAGGTCGCTGCTAAAACTGAATGAGGATGAGGTAAAGATTTATGAGAAATTAAAAGACCATCTCCAAGCTCACAAGGCAAGCAAGGACGTTGACGACATTTTTTTGAGCATTGCTACGCGTGCCATTGGCCATTTGCTTTACAATGCCGAGGTTCTTGCAGTTGCCGGTGCAGTTATGGTGCATCCAAACGGTGCAAGGCAAGTTAGTGCAGAATGGACTGCATTTAAACAATCTATGGATATGTTTTTGGAGATTTCTAAGAGTTTAGGCTTAGATCCTGGCAGCCGTTTAAAATTGGACTACTTTAGAGATAGTAACGACAATGAGGATGATGAGATAGCTAAACTTTTAAAAATGAACTAATGAAACAAAGTATTTATGATACATTAATCTTTATAATTGTTATGAGTATAATGGTTACGGGTTTAGCTGTTCCATTTTACTATTTGTGGAATTGGTTGTTTGTTAAATTCTTTTGGTTTGATTATATTGATTACTTGGAGGCAGTTGGTTTTGTTAGTTTTGTTTTTTTGTTTAGATTTATTGCCATAGAGATTAAAACGCCTAAATGAATAATTTTATAAGCGAGGTGACGAATGAGGATTGCATGGAAGGCATGGCACGGTATCCAGACAGATACTTTGATTTGGCTATTGTTGACCCACCGTATGGGATTGGTGAGGATGGAAGTAAAAATCATACAAGAAGTAAACTTGCAAAAGCTAGAAATTATAAATCATTTGCAGGTAATGATATTTTTGCACCTGATATAATTTATTTTAATGAACTTTTAAGAGTTTCTAAAAATCAAATTATATGGGGAGCTAATCACTTTATTGAAAATGTTCCTAATGCTAACAGTTCAAGTTGGATTGTATGGAATAAAGTAAATGGAATTAATGATTTTGCTGATTGCGAATTAGCTTATACTTCATTTAAGACGGCAGTAAGAATGTTTACTTATAAGTGGAAAGGTATGCTTTAACAGGATATGAAAAATAAAGAATACCGCATACACCCAACACAAAAACCCGTTTCCCTTTATAAGTGGCTTTTGCAAAATTACGCAAAGCAAGGCGATAAAATACTTGATACTCATTTAGGCTCTGGAAGCAGTCGTATTGCAGCCTATGAAATGGGATTTGATTTTACTGCTTTTGAATTGGATAAAGAATACTTTGAGGCTCAAGAAAAAAGATACAAGGCTCACATTGCACAGTTGAAATTAGAATTATAATTAAAATAAATGAAATTTATTGAGGATGTTGTTTCGGGGCGATTAATATTAGGCAACTATGCAAGGCTGGCAGTTTACAGGCATTTAGCTGATTTAAAAAATAACGATTGGGAGTATTTGTTTTCAGAGGAGAAGGCTAATAGGGCTTTCTCCTTTATTTCTGCACTGCGCCACACCAAAGGCGAGTTTGCCGGGCAAAGATTTAACATACAACCATTCCAAGAGTTTTTTATTAAAGTATTATTTGGATGGCAAAAAAAGACTGGTGGCAGACGCTTCCGCAAGGCTTACCTTGAGATTGCAAGGAAAAACGGCAAAACGGAGTTAGCAGCTGCGATTGCAGTATATTGTTTTTTGTTAGACAATGAAACGGGAGCGGAGGTGTACACGGCTGCGACTACAAGGGATCAAGCGAGGATTGCCTTTGATACGGCAAAAGTATTTTTAAAGAATTTAAAGAATGATTCAAAGACATTTAACAAGTTAGTTAATGTTTTAAAGTATAATTGTAATGTACCTACTACTAATTCAAAATTTGAATCAGTTTCCTCCGATGCCGATACTTTAGATGGATTAAATCCCAGTTTTTGTTGCATTGACGAATTTCACGCGCATAAAAATTCAGATGTTATAAACGTAATGGAAACGGGCATGGGTTCAAGAATACAACCATTACTCCTTATTACTACCACTGCTGGCTTTAATCGGGAAAGTCCTTGTTATTTGTATAGGAAGGTAATGATTGATATTTTGGAAAAGAGAAAGGTGGATGAATCTGTATTTCCTTTGTTGTTTTGTTTAGATGAAGGAGATGACTGGCAAGATAAAAAGAATTGGACAAAGAGCAATCCTAACCTTGGTGTCACTCCATACATAAGTTACATGGATGACCAATTTCAAAAAGCATTAAATGAGGGAGCGTCAAAGCAAATACAATTTATGACTAAGAATTTAAACGTATGGACATCTACCTCCTCCGTTTGGATTTCTCAAAGCTACATTGATGCAACCAGGTTGTTTATTGATGATGTTACGCTGTATAATAAGAAATGCTTTGCTGGATTAGACTTGGCATCTACTCGTGACATTTGCGCACTTGTACTTTGTTTTCCGGTACAAGAAGGATTATCTAAACCACATATAAAATCTTATTACTTTTGCCCAGAGGACAATGTCAGAGAGCGATCGCTAAGTGATGGTGTACCTTATCTGCAATGGCAGCAAGATGGGCACTTAACCATGACAGATGGCAATGTAACCGATTACGACTTTATAAAAAACAAGGTAATTGAAATAACGGCTAAATATAAAATAGAATGTATTTGTTTTGACCGATGGAATGCCTCGCAGCTTGTTATTCAGCTCACAAACGATGGTGCAACCATGAAGCCATTTGGGCAAGGATTTATTTCAATGTCTGCTCCAACTAAAGAAATAGAAAAGTTGTTTTTATCTCATGAAATTACACATGATGGTAATCCAGTGTTAGAGTGGATGATGAGCAATGTTATTTTGCGACTTGATCCTGCTGGCAACATAAAGATAGATAAAGCAAAGAGTACAGAAAAGGTCGATGGAGCGGTTGCAATGGTTATGGCATACGCTCAAATAATGCAAGGTGATAGACCAACGATATATGAGGGGAAGGAAAGGGAAGGAGGATTATTGATGTTATAAAATGTACCTAATTAAAATAAAAACCTTTTAATTATGGAGAATTTAATGAGAAAGCATGAGTACGCTCAACAGGTTAGACAAATTAATTCAACATCCGGATATTTTCATAGGTTTTATGAATTGTCAGGAGAATGCCGTACGCACCAAGAGGCATGGCAGAAATTAGAGGAAGAAAGAGATGAGTTAGGTCTTGTTGAAAAGTACACAACGTATAATAGCTTTCGCAAAGCGAAAAGTAATTATATGGACATGAAGTTTGTTTAGTCTGTTACTCAAGGTTTATAAATTCATACTAATCTGGTTTATATTTGCCGCATGGGAATAATTAACTCCATGCGGTCTTTTTTTTCTAATACTCGTGCGAGTATAGAGAATCCAAGTACACCAATTAACGGTGATACATTAGGCGCATTGTTTCAAAGAGGATCTGCAGCTGGTGTTGCGGTCGATGAATATTCAATTATTGGTCTTCCTGCATTTTACCGTGCTACTCAAATACTTGGAGGTGTTATTGCATCTTTGCCTTTTGACATTATAGAAAAAGGATTAGATGAAAGTATAAGAATAGCAAAGGAGCATCCTAATTACAAAGTAGTTAGCCGTGAGCCTTCACAATTCTACACAGCTCACACGTTTTATAAAACAATGGTGCTTCATTATTTGAGCCATGGTGTTTTTTACGCTGCTATTAACAGGAATGCAAATAGCCAAAGGATTACAAGTCTTTTAATTCTTGATCCTACGCAAATGGAAAGTTACTATAATACCAGAGGCGAGTTACTATTTAAGAATAAGAAGAATAATAAAAAATATAGTTCAGATAACATCATTCACATACCTAACCTTTCATGGAATGGTATTGATGGTTTTGTTATGCCGGACCTTCATAGAGATAACTATGGCTTAGCTTTAGCCAATAGAAATTACGGTGCTAACTTTTACAAGAATGGCGCACACTTAAACGGAGTGCTAAAGCATCCTGGCAAGTTAACAAATGAGGCATACGACAGATTAAAATCTTCTTTTAACCGTGCTTTTGGTGGAAGTCAAAACGCTGGAGGCACTGCTATTTTAGAAGAAGGCATGGACTTTCAGAAAGTAGGTCTTAATCCTGCTGATGCAGCATTTAATGAAACTAAGAAAGCTACCATTGCAGACATTGCTCGCATAACAGGTGTGCCAGGTGTTTTATTGGAAGATATGGATAAGGCAACATTTAGCAACATGGAGCAGTTGAGCCAAATGTTTGTTAACTATACCATTATGCCATTATGCGAAACGATAGAGGCAGAATTTAACCGTAAGATATTTTTTGAGGCAGAAAAGTACACTTATTGCACTCGATTTAATCTTGATGGCTTACTTAGAGGAGATGTTGCAGCGCGATCTTCTTATTATACTGCTATGCGTAATGTATTAGCTATGTCACCTAATGAAATAAGGATTAAGGAAAATATGAATCCCTATGCAGGTGGAGATAGTTATGAATTGCCTTTAGCATCAAACATAAAAATAGAACCTACGACAGATGCCGTACAGTAATTACCCACAGTCAGCAACAAATGCCGCAAAGAAAGCATTGCAGCATAAAGAAGATAATGGTAGCCAGTGCGGTACAAGTGTAGGCTGGACAAGGGCAAGGCAATTATCAAGTAGAGAGGCATTAAGTGAGGATGAGGTTATAAGAACATATAGTTTTTTAAGTAGAGCCAAGGTATATGACCAAGGTAAATATTTTGATGATAACGATAACGAGATATGCGGTTCAATCATGTATGATGCTTGGGGTGGTTCAACCATGTTGCCATGGGCAGAAAGAACAGCTAATAAAATAATGGACGAAAGGTCAAAAGAAGAAACAATGGAAAAGAGAAGTATAAATTACGAGTTTAGGGCAATGCCAGAGTCTCGCACAATAGTAGGCACTGCTACCGTGTTTAATTCTGCCTATGACATGGGTTGGTATGATGAAGAGATGAGCCAAGATGTATTTACTAACTCGGACATGAGCGATGTAGTAGCATTGTTTAATCATGATGCTAACATGGTTTTGGCAAGGACTAAATCCGGTACCTTAAAATTAAAGGTTACTGGTTCTGCTATGGAATATGAGTTTGAGGCACCAAACACTACCTTAGGTAATGATCTTTTAGAGATGGTTAAACGAGGTGATGTTTATCAATCATCATTTGCTTTTAGTGTAGAGGCAGAGGATTGGCAAGAAAGGGAAGGCATGAAACCAAAGAGAGTGATTAGAGGCATAAAGAAAGTATATGATGTTTCTCCAGTTACTTATCCGGCTAATCCAGACACAATGGTTGCAAAAAGAAGCTACGAGCAAACAACAGGAAAGATTGATGAAGAATTACAAGCTGTGATTGACATATCAGTAAAATCTGAAATTAATATACAGAACGAGTTACGCAGGAATGCCCTGCACTTATTAAATTTAAAAACAAAATAATGACTGCAAAGGAATTAAGAGAAAAGCGGGCTTCCGATTACGCAATAATGGAAGACCTACAAAAAAGAGCCGCAGCCGAAGGTAGATTGATGTCTGCCGACGAATCCGCACAATGGGATAAAGCAGATGGTTCTTTTAAAAGTTATACAGACCAAATTTCACGTTTAGAAAGATGGAATGAAATCAACTCCGATATAAGAGGAGTTAGTGGTATTGATGACACACTTGCTGCATTGCCAACGGATCAAAGAGAGATTGTAAAGTCTCCAGAGTACCACTCTGCATTCATGAAGGCTATTGCTAAGAGAGAGTTGAACAACACAGAGCGCGGCTTACTTCGTGAAATGCGTGGTACTGCAACAATTACTACTGCGGAGACTGGCTTGGCAGGTGGTTATGTTATTCCTTACCAATTCTCAAACGAGTTGGAAAGAACAATGGCTTACTACGGCCCAATGTTACAAGTTAGCCGTATTATAACGACTCCACAAGCAGGTACATTGTACTGGCCAAAGGTAAATGATACAGGCACGGCTGCTAACTGGCATACAGAGGCAGCGGCAGTAACTGTTCAAGACATGACCTTTACAAGAGAGACTTTTGCAGCTCACGTTTGTAACACATTGGTAAAAGTATCTGTTGAATGGGCAAATGACGAGTTTGGTCTATTAAATAGTGAATTACCAATTATGTTAGGTGAGCGTTTAGGTAGAGCGTTGAACACTGCATTTACAACTGGTGATGGTTCTGGTAAACCAACAGGATTTAGAGATGTTGCACCAAGTGGTGTAGAATCTGCAACTACGGGAGCGTTTACTGCTGCTAACCTTGTTGACCTTGTTCACTCTGTTGACATTGCTTACAGAAATAGCCCATCAACTGCGTTCATGATGCATGACCAGATTTTAAGTGCGGTTAGAAAGTTAAATTACGATAGTGATAAAAATCCATTATTCCAACCATCACTTAGAGAAGGTACACCAGACAGATTGTTAGGTTACAACTTCTTTGTGAATAATGATTTACCATCTGCACAGGCTGCTGATGCGAAGATTATTTTCTTTGGAGATTGGAGTAAGTATATAATCCGTGCCGTTGCCAACAATGTCCTTGTGCCATTGCGTGAGCGTTTCATGGATGAGATGGAAATAGGTTTCTTAATGTATGCAAGGTATGATGGCAAATTGCTTAATACTGCTGCAATTAAGCACCTAAAGAATCTGTAATTTCATTAGGGATCTAATTTGGAGGACTTGAAATATAGTCCTCCATTTTAAAATATAATCAAATGGCTTGGAAAGTAACTACTGCACCTGTTAATGAACCTTGGACTCTTGCCGAGGTTAAAAGCTATTTAAAGATTGATGATTCTAACGAGGATTCAATGTTAAATACTTTAATAAAAGGTGCAAGGATGGTGGCAGAAAGTTATCTTAACCAAGCATTAATTACACAAACAATAACGGAGAAGTTTGATAGGTTATCTAATCCTACTCTTTACCTTAGTGTATCTCCAGTTATTGCCGTTACTAATTTCCAGTACGCAGACAGCCAAAATACTACGCAAAACTTTGCAGCGACTAACTATGTCGTTGACACATTTAGTAAACCAGCACGGCTCTCTATAGCTTACGGGAAAACATGGCCTACACTTTACGGGAATATAAATGATGTTACAATTACTTACACGGCTGGATACGACACAGAAAGTAGCGGTGTGCCATTTCAGATAAGACAAGCTATCTTATTAATGATAGCCGATACCTACGAGAATAGGCAAGATTACGTTAAAAAATTACCTACGGCTTCCCAATATTTACTTGACCAATATCGCGTTCAATATTTCTGATGAAGTATAACAAAAATGAAATTATTGGTCGAATGCGTGACAGGATAACTATCCAAAATGTCACACGTTCAAAATCAGACACAGGTTATGCCTCCGAGTCATGGGCAGATTTATCTACCGTTTGGGCGAATGCAGAAAGCAAGTTACCTCCATCCAATGAAACGGTAATTAATGGAAAGAATACTGCTAAAAATATAAGTGACTTTACTATAAGATATACGACAGGCATAGATCAAGAAAGTCGTATTATTTGGAATGATAAACTATACCAAGTTCGAAATATAAAGGTAAGTCACGATAGAAGATTTATAAGTTTTCAAGGAGAGTTTTACGACTCCTACATACTTACCGGTGTTTCCGTTGCTGCCATCCTTTCAGCGAATGCCAATGTATCATCCAATATCAAAGTGATACACAATGTACTTGCTGCTATGAATGCGATAGCAACGACAAACGCTGAAATAGTTGTGAGCCAACAAGGCTTAGTTGAAGCTGCGGCTTCCTTATCCGCATCTGGCAATATTTCTGCCAATGCTACAAAAGTGATACCAATAAATAGCAATGTTACGGCAAATGGCACTTTAGCTGCTGCGGTGACAAAAGCTATAAATATAGATAGTACACTAAACGCAAATACTACTTTATCGGCAAATGCTTTAGTAAGTAAAACTTTATCAAGCACATTAAATGCAAATGCTACTACATCGGCTGCGGTTGATGTTGTAACGCAAGGCTCTGTTAGTGTGGATGCTGCATTAAATGCATTAGCTACAGTTGCGGCTGAAATTAAGCGGACAGTTACAATGCAAAGTAGTTCAACAACAAGCGCAACGACAGAATTAAACGCTACATTAACTAAAGTTATAGAGGCAAGTGCTACAGCTACGGCTAATACACAAAGTACGGCACAGTTAACCATACCAATTAACGCAGCTGCAAATGCTACGGCTAACACATCGGCAAATGCTACATTATCATATACAGTAAATGCCGAGTTAAATGCTACGGCACAGACAAATGTTGAGGCAGGTATTGGTGTTACGTTTGTTTCTTCATTAATTGCTTCGGGTTCTGTAACAAATGCAAGTGTAGCAAGAACGGCAACATTGGCGGCAAGTGTTACGGGAGCGGCAACGGTGACGGGTGCGACGTTGGATGTAAATAAACCTTTATTACTTGATTTATATCCAAATGCAGCAGCGGCATACTCTTTGCGTAAATTGCGCACGGCATATACAGGAAATGCAATAAGGGTAAGAAGGTCTTCAGATAATACTGAACAAGATATTGGATTTGATTCTAATAATAATTTAAACCAAAGTGCATTAACTACTTTTGTTGGCGCTAATAATGGTTTTGTGGTTACATGGTATGACCAAAGCGGGAATAGCAAAAATGCAACTCAATCAACAGCTGCTAATCAACCTCAAATAGTAAGTAGTGGTGTGGTCATTTTAACAAATACAAAACCATCTTTAAAATTTATAGATTTAGGTGACCATTTACAAATAGCATCAAATTTTGCTACTTTTAATAATACAACTATTTTTAATGTTTGTGACCCATTAAATTATACAGGCATATCTGCAAATGCTCGTTTTTATAATCTATATGATGGTTCTAAACACATACAGTATTTAAATGATTTTGCAACATCAAGATTACATTTTAGAAATTCATTATGGCAAACAAGTTTAATTGCTACTCAATTCACTACACAAAATTCCCCTACAAATCAATTTTTAAGTAGTATATTGGCTTTGTCTTCAAGTAATGATTTATATTTAAATAATTCACTACAATCTAAAACATCACTTGATAATATAGTTGGTGATGGAGGTACTGTAAGCGTTATAGGTCAGAGAGGTGATATTGTTTCGACTACTAACTTTATAGGAGATTTTCAAGAATTAATAGTTTACCAAACTGACCAAGGTACAAATAGAACTGCTATTAATAATAACATAAATACTTATTATGCAATTTATTAAAGGCTATAAATACACAAGTGAAAATCAAGCTATTGAAGCAAAGTTGCAATGCAATGAATACTATGGCATACCTAATAATATAAATGATGTAACAAGAAACTGGGTTGATTATCGGTTTGCAAATTTAAATAATCCGCAATTTTGGTACATTGTTTACGATGATACCTTGCTCCCTGTTTTAGGTGAGCCTATTAATTTTGAAATTATAGTGCCAGAAATAAACTTATTACCATTATTAAAACCAATGGAATGAGGAAACAGGCAAATAAGAAGAAATAAACCTAACACGATGAAAATAGCCATTTTTACAAACATTAACTCTCCAGCTACCGACTTTTATCGGACCGTTGGCTGCTATGCCTACATGGGCCATGATATAAGATACCTTGCCATTGAATCGGCTAAGTGGTATGATTTAATGGATGTTGATGTGGTAGTGGTTAAATCTCCTAATGGCATGGCATACTTTGAGATGCTAAAAGAGTGCAAGAGGATGGGTAAGAAAATCATCATTGACCATGACGATAATCTGCACGAAACAACACGCACTAATCCGGCACACATTGGACTAAGTCATGAGGCAATGCGAAAAACGGTGGAGGATTGTTTCGGCTTTGCTGACCATATTATTTATTCTACCGATGCCTTGCAAAAATACTATATGCCATATCACGAAGGCATTGCAAGCACAGTTATAAATAATGGATGGAATCCAATCATTCAGCCATTCATGCCAGTACCTAAAATAGAAGATAAGATAAGATTTATATGGCGCGGTTCTATGCATCACTTGGATGACATTGGCAGTATAGCAAGTTATATTAATGAGTTAGCGGAAGATGAGAGCTTTGATGTTGCCATGCTTGGCATACAAGATTTTATAATGGCTCATCTATTTCCAAAGGTAAAAACAAAGGAATGGAATAGCTCACTTTTTGGCTACTTTGAAACATTAAACAATAGCCAATGTCATTACGGATTATTTCCGTTACTCAAAAACGATTTCAACTTTGCAAAGAGTAATATATTTGCCATTGAAATGTTAGTAGCTGGAGGAGTTACCATTGCACCAAAGGGCATACCAGAGTACAACATTCCAGGTGTGATAAAGTATGATGACTTTGGCGATGTCATACAAGCGGTGAAAAACAAGGACTTTGACAGAGAGGCGATAGTGAAGGAGGGAAGGGAGTATTTAAACGATGTGCTTAGAGTGGATAAAACAAACAAAAAGAGAGAACTAATTTTAAATAATTTAAACTAATAAACTATGAGTGCTTTTTCAAATTATTTGGAAGACCAAATAACAGGATGGATTGCAGGAACAACTTTTGCAGCTGCTCCTACTGCTACTTTTGTACAGTTATACAACGGTGATCCGACAGACACAGGGTCAGGTGGTACTCCTATTGTAATTGCAACTGCGGCAAGAACATCTATTGCCAGTGGCGCAGGGTCATGGACAAGAGGAACTGGAAATGCTGGTACTATTACAAATGCATCTGCTATTACTATTACAACCAGTGCAACGGCTACGGCATCTGCTACTTACGTTACAGTTTGGGACGCAAGTGCATCTGGTAATTTACTTTTTTATGGTCAATTAACTCCAACGGCTGGCAAAGTGATTGCAGTAGGTGATGAAGTGAAATTTAATATATCTTCATTAACTTTAACTGTTGCCTAAATATTAGGAGAATACTTAGGTGTTCTCCTAATTAATATTTTATTATGACTTACATTACACAGAGCCAAATATCAAGACTAAGGAAATCAAGCGGAACAGGTGCTAAGAGGAGAGGCTTGTTTGCTAATGGTTTGGCTGAATGCGTGCTTGAATTAGATGATATCTTATCAAAGATAACAGTTGATAAAAGAATGGATGTTATCAATGCCGCAATGCCTGCTGCAATAAATTTATATAAGTCGCTTATTCCTGTGTCTAAAAAAGAACACAAGATAAGTACGTTTGCTAAAGGTGTAGGTAAGTCTGATGGTAATAGTAAGTATAGGTATATAGTTAAACCTGGTAATTTACAAAGGTCTGTAAAAGGTTTAAGCCAATTACTAAAAAAATACAAGTGGAACAATGGAGCAATAGGGCCTCATTACATTCCACAGCCAATAGGTTCTACTTTAAATAGTGAACAAAAATACGATGGCTTTTACGCTCACATGGTTTACGGCTCTGCCAAAGCATGGAGGCAAAAGATAGTCTTAAAAGCAAAAACTATGTCTGCATCTGTTGTTTATCCAAAGATGATAGCAGAGGCAAAGGAAGTAGTTAAGATGTACCCTAAAAAGTTTTGGGAATGATAGGAAAGGTAATATACGGAAGGTTAAGCGCAGAGCCAACAGTCATAGCAATTGTAGGGCAAAAGATTTATCCAGACTTAACTCCGCAAGATGTGCAATATCCCTTCTGTGTTTACACTATTGTAAATTCTACTCCCGTTGATTACAAGGATGGACAAAGTAACTTGGAGGAAGTGCAATTTCAAGTTGATTGCTACACTCAAAGTTATGATAGTACGCAAGAGCTTGCAAATAATATAAGAAATAGCCTTGATAGGTTTACGGGCACAGTTAACGGTATAAGTGTACAAACGATTAAATATATGTCAAGTGATTCACAAGTGTACAATCCTACGCTAAATGTATATTGGATGTCAGTTGATTTTATGGCAAGAATGAAACGATAAATATGAAACTAAGATTAATAAAAACTTGGAATGGCAAGCCAGTAGGCGCAACAGGAGTTTTCCTTTCCGACTTTGGCAAGCAACTTGTTGCCGATGGCATTGCAGAGCATCTTGATGATGATTTTGTAGTTGAGCAGATGCCAGAAAAACAAGTTCAAGAGACACCTCAACCAATTTATATTCCTGTGCCTATGCCTATGCAATACTTTGAGGACGAAAATGATTTAGAAAAGATTGATGTTAATATAGATTTGTCAAAAGTTAAAAAATAATAAAATGCCAACTACAGGAATTATTAATGGTACGTTGATGCGCTTGTATAAAGATTCAACTGCAATCGGTTATGCCACATCGTGCCAAATGAACATCTCGGCTGCAATGCGTGAAATCTTAACAAAAGATAGCGCAAGCGGAGGATGGAGAGAAGTAAAGAAAGGTCAGTTATCTGGCACACTTTCCACAGAGGCATTATATGCCGGTCCTGGTGATTCATCTACCAATTACTTGTTTGATGATCTCTTTACCGATTTAATTAGTGGTACTGCACTGACTATTAAATTTACTACAGATGTCAGCGGAGATAATGTGTTTACAATGCAAGCCATTTGTACATCATTAGACCTTAATGCAGCGGTAGAAGAAAATACAAGCTATTCAGCTTCTTTTGAAGTTACTGGTGCTATTGTTAAGACAACAAAATAATTTTAAAAATTACCTAAAATGAAAACAATAAAAATAGCTAATGCGGACATACCAGTTAAATTTGGTATGTTCGTTTTAGGTACATTTTTAAGGGAGAGGAACCTTAAATTAAGTGACCTCTCCCTCCTTGGCGAAGACCTCCTATTTGCTCTTGAACTTGCCTTTGCAGGTGTACAGGCAGGTTACAAGGCAAAGGGAGAGAAGTGCCCATATACCTTAGAAAAGTTTTGCGATTTAGTTGACTTGGACAAGGGAGGCATAAACAGGATAACGGAGCTGATAACAAATGAGATTTCAGTGCCAGAAGATGAAGGAAGAAAAAACGAGATAGCGGAGGAGGTGAGTTAACACTTGACTACATTGAAAGATTTTGTTTTGGAGTCCTTAGATTCCATCCTTCGCAATACTATGAAATGACATTGAGAGAGGTTGTTATAGCCATGCAAGGTTATAATAACCAATTTGAAATAGAGCAGCAATTTGAGTGGGAACGTGCCAGGTGGCAAACAACACTTTTATTAAATGTTCATACGGCAAAAGGCAAATCAATTAAACCAAAAGATTTGATTGAGTTTCCTTGGGAGAATGATAATCCAAAACCAACTAAAAGAAGTTTATCAGAATTTGATAAGTCAATTTTTGACAAATGGGATAAAGAGTAATAATGGCAAATGCAGCGCAGTTAAATCTTAAACTTGGCATAGATGTTTCAAGCCTTTCCCGTGAACTTGGCAAGGTAGAAAGTAGAATGACAAAGTTTGGCTCACAGATGCAAAACATCGGCAGCACAATGACGCAGTCTATAACTCTACCATTGCTTGGTGTCGGTGCAGCTTCATTAAAGGCATTTGCCGACATTGAAAGGTTGCAAAATGGTTTAACTGCCATTATGGGAAGTAGTGCAGCAGCATCAGTTGAATTAGAAAAATTAAGAAAGGTTGCAGAAAATCCTGGTCTTGCTTTACCTCAAGTTGTAAAAGCATCAGCTACTTTGCAATCTGTTGGTATGTCTGCTGATGTTGCTCGAGAAACTATTAAACAATTTGGAAATGCAACTGCAAGAGCAGGAGAGGGAGCTGAAACCTTTGATGGAGTTATTGTTGCGTTAGGTCAAATTAGTGCAGTAGGTAAAGTTACACAAGAAGACCTTAATCAGATAAAAGGAAGGTTACCAGAGTTTGCCGATGTAATGAAAAATGAATTTGGAGTAGTTACGGCAGAGGCAATAAATAAAATGGGTATTAGTGCAGAAGACTTTATAAGAAGGTCTGTAAGTGCATTAGGAGAATTAGAAAGAGCGCAGGGTGGTTTAGGTAATACATTTGATAATTTAAAAGATAATGTAAATGCCTCTTTGGCTGAATTTGGCAAGGCTATAAACGAATCATTAAATTTACAAGCCGTTGCAGAAAGTTTAAGCAAATATATACAAGGTTTAGTAGATGGATTTAAGGCTCTTAATCCAGAGACACAAGGCTTTATCGTTAAGGCTGCTTTATTGGCTGCATCGATTGGACCTATTATATTTATTGTAGGTAAATTGATAAGCACATACGGTGCTTTAGCCGGAGCATCAAAATTAATAGTACAAGCAATAGGAAATATAAGTAAAGCATTTAGCTATTTAGCTGCCAATCCAATGATTTTAGTAGTTACTGCATCTATTGCTGCTATCGGTGCTATTGCATTGTATGTTTACGACAACTGGAAGGCATTTAGCGACAACTTTAAAAATATATGGATAAACATTAAAAACTCCGTAATGCAGGGAGTGGCTAATGTTTTAAAAAATATTGACTATTTACAGAAAGCATTAGGATTAAATCTATTTAATCTTGATGGTTTAACATCCTATCAAAAGGAGCAAAGAATAGTAGCTACAGAGTTTAAAAGTATTGGAGATACAGTTGATAGTTTAAAAGGCAAACTTGCCTCATTGTTTACCACTGGTGCAAAAGCAACAGGTGGCGGTGGTGGTATTACTGCACCAACTTTGCCAACAGAACCAAGTGCTACTACTGCTACAGGTGGCGGTGCAGGTGGAGTAGCTGCATTACAACCAACTACACAAGATTTAGGTATTACTGCTATGCTTCCAACTTTAGATTTATTGCCATCTAAATTAACAAATGTAACTGCTGAGGCAGAAAGATTAAAACAAACAACATTAGCACTAAATGATGCTACTACTAATTTTGTGCCTCCTATTTCAGCTATTGTAGCTTTTAAAACCGAAATAGAATCTTTAGGATTAAAGATGAATGAATTAGGTAATGCATCTATAAATATTAATTCTGCTATATCATCTGGTATCGGAGTTTTAGCAAATGAATTTGAAAAAGGTATAGGTTCATTTAATGATTTTGCTAATGCCGTTGTCAAAGGTGGTTTAAGCATTATAAAATCATTGATACAACAAGGTGTAGCAGCTGCGGTTTCAAATACATTAAAAGGGCCTGCTGGCACATTGGGCCCAGTCGGTGTTGCAGTTGCTGGTGCTGCTGGAGCATTGGCATCGGGATTATTTACAAGTTTAATTTCAAAGATCGGATTACCCAAACTTGCACAAGGTGGTCTTGCCTATGCTCCAACTATGGCAATGGTGGGAGATAATAAAAACGCTCGTGTTGATCCAGAAGTAATTGCACCTTTGTCAAAGTTAAAAGGGATGTTAGATGGTGGCGGTTCTCCTTATGTTTTATCCACTCGTGTAAGTGGTTCTGATTTAATTGTAATAATGGAGAAAGCGAGAAATGTAAACACAAGAATAAGATAATGGCAGCAAGGTATACATCTACATTCTATTCAGAAAAAAGCCGCAAATATACTTTGTCAATAAATGACACAGTATTTTCCGGTGCTACAACAGAAGTAGAAATGCTTGATGCTGTAATTACATGGCAGTCTGAAGTTGAAAATGGTTTAGAAAGATATGCGCCTATTATTGCAAGTAATTTTAAGTTTACTATTATTATTAATACAGAAGCAATACAAGACTTATTAGATGATTTTTTAGTAGCACCAGAAGGTAGATTTACTATTACTTTAATAGGGCATGATGCAGCAAATAGTCCTAATTTTTATTGGTATGGATATATATTAGCTGATTTAGTAGAATTTGATGATGTGCCATTATCTGTGGGATATGCTTATACTATTAATGCAGTTGATGGCATAGGATGGTTAAAAGGAATTGATTATAAGCCAGATGGCTATGATGTTTACCAAGGAGATGATACTATTGTAAATCATGTAAATAATTGTTTACAAAAACTTACATACGTTCAAGAAATATATGGCACAAGTGTAGGTATTTTAGCTACTGCCTTTAATTGGCATGAAGATAGTTGGACTTATTCAACATCTATTGATCCGCTTCTTAGAATGCGTGTAAATCATAAAGTATTTTATACTGTTGACACAAAAGACAATATAACTTACATGAAATGTTATGATGTTTTAAAAAGAATTATGAGTCCATTGGGGATGAGATTTTTCTTTTCAGACAGAAAGTTTTACATGATTCAGCCTAATATGTATCTTGAAAGTCCAGTATTATTATTTATTTATTATTTATCAAGTACATTACAACAAGCTACAAGTTTTTTACCTACTTTATTAAATGATAATTATAGCGGCTCAAATAAACTATTAAGATTTAGTGGTGGCAGATGGGGATATTATGGGCATATAAAAGATTTAGATGTTGAATATGAACATATAGCATCTGTTAATTTATTGTCTGGTAAAATATTTAATAATTTAAATACAGAGTTTTTTACTGCTAATGACCTTGATTATAATAATAATGAGGCAACTATTACTTACACCTCTATAATGAAATATAGAGATAGTCAAGTAGGAAGTAGTACAATCGCTCCGCACATTGTTGAAGGTAGCTTTGTTATTGAGTTAAGACCTATTGTAGTGCCATTGATTGATTTTTTAACTGCCAACCGTTCACCAGAAGCAAATACATGGACTCTTGGTTCTGGATGGACTTTCTCCGATGGTGGAGGTGCTGCACTTGGTCATGCAAAAGCAACGAATGCAACGGGAGATTTAGTATATACTAATTTTACTCCAACCAATGGAGCAACCTATTATGTGAGCTTTGGAATTGAAGTTACAAGTGGTACATTAGTTTTAAAAATGGGTGGTGATACTTATAGTATTACTGCAACAGGGGAATACTACGAAAGAATAATATGTGTATCAACGCAACAATTAACCTTTGATCCGAGTGGAACATTTAACGGTATAATTAATTACGTTAAAATAAATCATGTAAAATATTGGTTAAAAAGAGATGTTACTTACAATGGATTTCAGCACACCTTTACTGCTCAAACTTGGGAAACTTCTTTTAACTATTATAAATTTGTAATACCTGGAGGTTCTTCAATTTTGCCTGCTGCTGGTGGAACAGTCAGTAATATAATAGTTAATTGGACATCTCCAACAATGCCAGAGAGCGGAGATGTTGGAGTAAGATTTTTAATTAGTCAAGTTAGAACTGAAACGGGAGTCGATTTAATAGCATCCTATTTAAAATTTTACGAACTTGGCAATTTATTCATGGAGCATTTAGCAGCTGGTAATTTAGATGGCCAAAATGATGTAAAAGTATTTGGTTCTTTTAATAATGACACATCAAGTATATCTGTTAAGAAACGTGTATTTTTTGGAGATGGGCCTTCCCTTGGTTCACCTGGTGCAATTCGTGTAAAAAACACTGCAAATACATGGCAAGTTACTGATGGCAATGGTTGGAGAGTAGGTAATACAGGAGATGGAAAAAACATTAATCAATTATTAGTTAATGAAATTATTAAAGGTCAGTTGTTTCCGGTTAGAAAAATGGTGGGAATGAATTTCCAAATACTTGATAGAAATAATCCTTGGTTTCCGCACCTTGCAATTATAAATAATAGCGTTACCTATATAATGGAAAATGCTACCTTAGATTTAAAGACAGATATAGTTAATGGTACATTTGTAGAAATAACAGACCAAAGCTAATGGGATATACTGAAAAAACAGTTTTATTAAGAGGTTTAGATTTTGATTCTGGTAGAACATCAAATCGAAGTGCTGGCGGTGTAGCAGGAACAGGTTCTATAAATCCTACAAATAGCGAACCGACTACACAAAATAATAGTGTAACAAAAGTATTTACAGAAGAATTTCTTGATTCTTATACTGCAATACTTACAGTTACAAAAAATGGAGGAGTATTACCAGGTGTTACTCAACAAATATTAGTTTTCCAAAATGGTCAATTATTAGTTGATAGTCAATATAGTGTAGCTGGTTCAAATGTTACTATTGATTCAGTCACTCATTACGATGGTTCTAATTACATCATATTCTTTATAATTATATAATGGAACAAATACCTACACCTAAGAAAGAAAGAAAGTTTTTAAAAGCCATTGGGCGCGTTGCAGGTGTTTTAGTGCAAGAACTGGCACTTGGTTTAGGAAGAAAATACATAGGTAAAATGATAAACAAAATTAAGATTCCAAAGAAAAGAGAAATGTTGTCCTTTCTACTCCTGCTTTCCTGCACCTTTGCCTTTGCCCAATACCCAGCAACAGCCAATAAGCAACGATTAGGATATCAGACTACGGGCGATGGCTTAGTTTTTAGAGGAAGGTCAAGCGATACATTAAGCCTTAAACCTTCTACTATAAATAATGCCTACCATTTATTTGACACACTTAATAACGTCTTATTTAGCTATATTAAGACTAAAGGAGGATGGAAGTTTAATAATTCGGACACGGTAATAATAAACGGTGTTACTATGCCATTTGATTCTATTACTTTTAATACGGCAAAAGATGGCACGGTAGGAGTAGGTGAGGTTGAATATAATGACACGCAAGGAAGTTTAATTCAAGGTTTACAAGGAGGGGATGTTACCAATGTTATTGGACAACAATTACACCAAAGGGTTAACAATCGCACGGGAGCAACTTTGGCAAAAGGAACGGCGGTTTATTTGTCAGGAAGTCAGGGAAATCGAATAACCGTTGCAAAAGCATTAGGTGTTACAGATGCTTTTTCAGCAAATACTTTTGGAATTGTGGCAGAAACAATCTTAAATAATCAAAGAGGATATATTATAACTGAGGGCTTAATTACAAATATAAATACAAGTGCTTTAGTCGAAGATTCAGCGGTTTACCTTTCTCCAACGGTTGCTGGTGGATTAACATCAACAAAGCCTCAAGCACCTCAACACACCGTTTATATTGGTGTTTGCGTTAAAAGTAATGCTGCTTCTGGAGAATTGTTCGTCAAAATTCGTAATGGACAGGAACTTGACGAATTGCACGATGTTCGGATAACATCGCCAGTTAATAATTCAAGCCTTTACTATATAAGTAACGAAAAATTATGGCGCGACACAACTGCGGCATTGTTGGTCAGCGATACGGCAAGTATGTTGACAAATTATTTGCGCACAGGTGTTGCAGCTTCGACTTATCAAACGCAGTTAAATGGCACTGGTTTTGTAAAAGCAAGCGGAACAACTATAACTTATGATAATTCAACCTATTTAACATCTTCAACAGGAGTGACAACCTTTTCTGCAGCTTCAACAGGTTTAACTCCTTCAACTGCCACATCTGGAGCAATTACTTTGGGTGGCACATTAGCATTAACAAACGGAGGCACAGGCGCAACATCTGCATCTGCAGCAAGGACTGCCTTAGGCGCAACGGTGAGAGGTGCTAATACCTTTTTATTGACAGACATAGGAGCAATATCATTTTTAAGATATAATGCAGATAATACTGTAAGTCAAAGAGCAGCGGATGGAATGAGGAGTGATTTAGGAGGTACAACTATTGGACAATCAATGTTTACTTTAACTAATCCTTCGGCCATTACATTTCCAAGGTTTAACGCTGATAACACAGTAACTGCTTTGGATGCTGCCAGTTTTAGAACTGCAATAGGTGCAGGAACAGGAACGGGAACTGTTACAAGCGTTACAGGTAGTTTACCTATATCTTCATCCGGAGGAACAACTCCTAATATTACAATAGCTAACGCTGCAGTATCTACAACAGGTGTAGTAACTGCAACTACTCAAACATTTGGAGGTGCTAAAACATTTAATGGTGTTTTAAATGCAAGTAGTGATTTAAATGTTACAGGGTTAAGCGCATTAACAGGAGGGGCAACTATTGGTACAATGGCATCAACTTCCTCATTAACTCATGTTATTGGTGTAAATAGTAGTAATGCGATTGGTGAAATAGGAGTAGGTGATGGAATTAAATTTTCTGCAGGTTTTTTAGGTTTAGATAGTTATAAAACTATTGCTTTAATGGATTTTCCAAATACAAGCGCACAATCATCAAGCGATCTTACATCAACAGTTACAGGTGCAGTTGCAGGCAGTCCTGTTTTATTAGGAGTTCCAAATGCTTCTGTTGTAGCAAACACATCATATAGTGCATGGGTTTCTTCTACAAATACAGTTACGGTTAGATTTAATAATTATTCATCATCTTCAGCTAATCCAGCATCTGGAAGTTTTTATTTAATCGTCTTAAACTTATAACATGAAATCAATAATACTAAAACTTTTTTACCAAGGCTATGAGTTCATTGCCTTCTCCTTCTGCTGCGGCTTTGTTGCTTCGTTCTTCATCCCCATCCAAGGCTTCTTACTGTTTACAGTTGCCGTTGTTTTTGCAGACACAATTACAGGAATAAAAGCAGCAAAGAAAGAGAATCAGCGTATAAGTAGTAAAGGTTTATATCGAACAACAGAAAAAATTGTAGTTTATTTTGTAGCCATACTAATTTTTGAAGGTGCAAAAAATACCTTTTTAATTCCTTTCCCTATTACCTACATGGTAGCGATGATGATTTCTGCAACAGAATTATTTAGTGTAACGGAAAACATCAAGAGGATTACTGGTGTTGAATTAGGGACATTAATTACACGCTTTTTTAAAAAGTAACCATTAAATAAATTTATATGTCAAACGAATTTTTAGGAGTAAAAGAAACAAAAGAAGTTTTAAACTTTGGTTTCGATTTATTAGAGGCAATTATCAAATCTTTGGAGGACAAAAAGTTTTCTATTGTTACTGATTCACCTCGTTTTGTACCTGTTATTTTTTCAGCTGCAAAAGCATTTGCTGGCATTGAAATGGTTAAACAGGAGTTGACTGACCTTACACCGGAAGAACAAAATGAACTTGTAAACGAGTTGAAACAAAGATTTGACCTAAAGAATGATGCTGTGGAATTACTTGTTGAAGATGTTTTAGATCATGTTTTCTTAACAATTAAACTTGCTAAAAGATTTCAATCTATTAAGCAGCAGTAAATTATAGGCGCAGAAGAATCGCTACCTTAGGCAGCCGAGGGGAGTAGATTAATTTCTATTCCCCTTTTTAAAAAAAAAACGATGTTAAAGAAAATATTTCCCAATACACATGAATTTTTAGATTTTCAAGTGTACCAAAAAGACAGGTATTTTTTACTTATATCGGATGTTCATTTAGATAGTGTTCACTGCAATAGAGTAAAGCTAAAAGAACACCTTGATTTAGCTTTAGAACGAAATGCACCAGTATTTATATTTGGTGATTTATTAGACTTGATGCAAGGCAAATATGATCCTCGTAGTAATAAAGCTGACCTTAATCCAAAATACAATACTGCAAGATACATCGACGAAGTCATTAAAGATGTGGTCGAATTTTTAACACCTTACAAATCTATACTTGCATTCTATTCCCCTGGCAACCATGAAACAAGCGTAGAAAAACGCATTGAATATGGCATAGTGGATAAAATTTGTTATCAGTTAGAAATGAGTCAAGGCAATTACTCTGGCTACATTTATTGTAGATTTTTTGCTTATTTAGAAGAAGGTACAAAAGTACCTTTAATTATTGGATATCATCATGGTTATGGAGGAGGTGGGCCAGTAACAAGGGATACAATTCAAACTGCAAGAAAAGCCGTTTATCTTCCAGATGCAAATGTTGTTATTAGTGGTCATACTCATGACCGTTGGATAGTTCCTATTACACGAAATCGTATTTCAAGATATGGTGAAACAATAGACCAACAATGGCACATTAAAACGGGCACTTACCAAAACGCACCAATAGATTTTAATGGCTATGCTATTGAAAAAGGTTTAGCACCTAAATCTGGTGCAGGTATATGGATGAAATATACTATTGGTTCTGACCTAAAATTAAATTACAATTTTCAATTTGCAGAATGAAACCAAATGAATTTTTAATATGCCTTGATGCCGGGCATGGTGGCATGAGAAACGGAACGGGCCCAGAGAAATACGTAACCTATCCTTCTAAGTGCTGCCAACATCGCACAGGCAAATTTCATTCCTATGGATGGTTTTTCGAAGGAGTATTTAATCGCTCATTAGCTAATTATTTGGAGCAGTACCTTATTGACTATGGCTTCCAAGTAAAAAAGATATATGAGCCTATCAATGACACAACATTATATAAACGCTGCCAACTTGCCACATCCTACGCAAAAGCAGCTCAGCATTCTATCCTTGTTTCCATCCATGGCAATGCTGCGTCACCTACTGCCAGAGGTTGGGAGATATTTACATCACCAGGAGAAACAAAGTCGGATCTTCTTGCTACTTGCATTGGTGAGCAAATAAAAACTGCTACACCAGGCTGGGTGCATAGGGCAGATTATACAGACAATGACTTAGACAAAGAGGCAAGGTTTCAAATGCTTACCGGTGTATCTATGCCTGCTGTATTGTCGGAAAATGGATTCTTTACAAATTACTCTGATGCTGGATTAATGATAGATGTTAATTGGCAGCAGAGTATTGCTAAAGCGCACGCAAAGGGCATCTTAGACTACGCAGTGCAGCAAGGTGTAGTGTGGGAATAAAAAAGGCGCAAGTATCTCTCTTGCGCCTCTTAAACACCTTAAACATCAACAAACACTAATTAACAACTATATTCTGCAATAACCTATTTAACATTCTAACGGCAGACTCTTTCACATCCTCTTTCTCGTTGTTTATTTTAACTACCTGCCAAAGCAAAGATACCATTCTTTCTGGATTCATATACTCGTAAAATTGTTTGTTTCTTTCATCTTTAGAATTGTAAAAAGATACAAGTGTTGATGCGGAGGATACCACATTATTTGTCCTTATTCCTTTTGGATACTTTGCTATCATAGCATCACAAAGTGCTATTTGCTTTTTATCCAGTCCATACGTTTTAACAGCCATGTGTTCCTATTTTTAAAAGTGAAAGTTTAGTTTTCTCTTGTTTAATGCGATGTTCAATAATGCCCATGAACCATTTATCTTGCCTATTTTTATCTTTTAGCGATTCAGCTATATAAATCTTTTCAAGATTATTAAGACGTTTTCTTATAACTTTTTCCTGTATCATTTGAAATATGCTTTTGATATTAACGCTAATTGGAAAGCATCAATTTCATCTTGTGATAATTTTTTGTTTCCAGTCACTTCGAGCTTCATTCCTTTAATTACGGACATGGCATAATCCAATGTCCATTTACTGCCTTTGTCCTGTGGTGATATTCCTTTTACAGTATGGCCGTACAACTCCAACCAATCAATAGTAAATCTACTGGCTCCTTGGTTCATGCCGACATTTCGGCTAATCTTTGTTCTTGCCCTTCCATCGACATATTTTCTAAAAGTAATATTTTGCAAAGAAGAATCTTCGACTACTACTTTTATATCTGTTGCCCATGTCAATGCGTCCTTTGCCCAGTCGGCAAGTTTTTTGTACTTTCCAAAATAAACTTTTTGTTCATCAATGATACAAACGGCAAAGCCATTTAATCGCATAGATGGATCAATGCCGACGAATTTTGCCATAAGTTATTTTTTTATTTAGAAAGTTACGTTTAACATATTTGCTTACAAATTTTAGCAATCCAATATAGTCATAGTATTTATTTTTATACTTCCATACACCTGCCAATGGAAAGTATTCAAAGTTTTGCGTGCCGTAGGTCATGAACATGGTATTATCATAGGTAGTCCTTGAATATCCATCCCACAAATTAATGCCAGATAGTAAATCATAGGTGATAGTATCAATAGTGTAGGATTCATTAGCCTCACTGTAATACCTTCTTTCTAATAAGCCCTTATCTATCTTTTCAAGGCTCATAGTATTATAGGCAAAGAAATGATTATTCTGTGCTGGTAAGTAGGCAACTGTTAGTATAAAACAAACAGCCATTGTAAACTTAATCGGCTGCGTGCTGCTAATGTTTGTTTTAGTTACCTCCCTTACTACTCTCCTCCTTGTCCTTGGCTCTTTCACTCCTATGCCGTATGCCTCTATGCCTTTTTCAATAAACTGTATTTCTAAAACATAGCCAAAGCAGATAATAGCACCAATAAAGAAAAACATTGCCCAAAACTCTGCGCCAGTTGTTTGCCCTTGAATACTAAACCACAATTCTAACAATGCTATTACCGTAGCAATGGCAGCAACACGCGGAGGATATTTACTACGCTTGTCAGATGGATTAAGGAAATCAATGAACACAACGGCAAATCTGCCAAACTGGAGCATAAGTGATGCAGGAATAGAAAGTAGCAGCGGAAGTGGAAGGAAGTACACATTAAGAGCTGCGGTAATAAGGTATGTTAAAATAATACCTGTGAAAATAATCTTTGGCATTGAGGAAGTAATGTCCTGGAATAGCCATTCAAAGTTTTGGTTGTTAAAATTCTTTTTCATGTTTGTGATGTTTTAAATATTAATGATAGGCAAATATACAAAGTATATTTATATATAATAATAAAATAAAAAAAAAGTGGGAAATAAAATTACTTCCCATCGAAAACCACTAATCACTCCTTTCGGAAAATTTCTTCTCTGCGTTTATACATTTCATCCTCTGGTACAATAGTTAATTCTTTTGCGCACGTTTCAATGCGTAATTCTTTAAATCTTTCGATTGCCTCCGCTACATCTTTAGCAGCTACACTAACAATGCCTTCCCTGTACTTTATTATAAAGCGATTTGTTTTAACTTCCATTTTTATTTGTTTAAATAGTTTTTAAATACAATGCTAATCATGCTTAAAATTTATTTCGTTAATTAATTTTTTAAGCTCATTGATATATTCTTTTTTATCCCATCCTTCAATATCACATATACATAAATCAACTGTAATATCTTTAAGTAAATGTTCTTTAAATTTTAACCTTGCTAAATCGTTTACGGTTTTGGCTGGATAAGTATAATTTTCATCATGTATTTTATTTTTATCATTTTTTGACTGTATTGATTTTAACAAATTTGTTTCGATATCCTTTTTTTCATAATTAATTATTTCTTTATTAATTTTTAACAAACCTCTTTTTTGACCATTTAAAACACTTTTTCCATTGGTAATAAATACAGTATTTGCGCACGGAGAGCCAACTGTTTTATCAATTTTCCATCCTTCGGGCAATTCATTTAAAATATGCCAATCTTTATATTTTTCTGTCATGGCTATTTGTTTAAATAGTTTTTTGAGGCAACTGGATCTTTGCCCTGGTCTTTGTACTTTGCATCTGCCTTGCTGGCATAGTCGGTGTATGGCATTTCCGAAATATCATGGTAGCAAATTTGTGCAATCTTCATGTATGGATAAATCTTTACAGGTTGTACACAAACAAGTTCTAAAGTCCAATGCCCTCTAAAATTTACATCTCCAAAACCTGCAGTCACATGGACAAATAAACCTAATCTTCCTAAACTCGATTTGCCTTGAATTATTGGCACATGGCGAAGAGTCTCGGTGTATTCGACAGTTGACGCAAGGTATAAAATACCTGGTTCCAAAATCATGCCCTTTTCCGGAATAATAATTTCTGCCGTTTGAGGCTTCTTCCTGACGTCAAGAACATGGTCGGTGTAAATTAACAAAGTATTGCTCAGCGTTAAATCAACGCTATTTGTGCCAATATTTTCAAGAGTTAATGGCTCAATGACTATATTTTTAGCTGCAATTTCGTCAATGATTGTCTTGTCTGTTAAAATCATTTTTCTGATTTTTTAAAAGTTTCGTTATAATATTCTTGTCCTGTTTTGCAGATAAAACCTTGTTCATTTCCTTCATCAAAAGCATCTATTATCTGCTCATTTTCCATTTCTTTGGCAATTTTAAACTGCTCTTTGTATTTATTTCTAAGGACTTCTGAATCAAAAGAAACAATTCCAAGTAATTTTATTTCTAAAATTTCAACAGCGGTTAATTTGCTCATTTTTGTAAATCATTTAGTTCTGGATGTGTAAAATAAAACTCGGTCAGCATTGCTGCATTGCACATTAAGTGTGCAGAGTGCAAAAGTCCGCTTTCATTATCAATCATTTCACCAAGTCGCATTGCTTCCAGGTGACGCATAGCGGAGGCAATGACCTCTGAAAACAAAAAACCTTTCTCCCAATTTCTGGCAGGATATTTTTCTAATCCTTGAGTCCACACTTTCGCATATTCCCGTTGTGCAATGGCTGGGCAAAGATCGTAGCGTAGTTTATTTTCATTGTGTCTAATGGCTTCATTCATAAATGAAATGCTTCTAAAGATAACATAAATTTATTTGTAAGTTTTAATTCATGGAGCATCTCCATAGCAATAAACCTTGTTTCAGCCTGGGCATGGCGGTCGATTCTTTGCTTAAACATATTAATGTACGCGTAGAGTGATCCAGTCCAAATAAAAGTAGTATTTAAATTTAAAGGTAAAATAGTACGCGCTTGTTCTTTACTTACACCAAGTTCAATTAAAATCTTATAGGAGCTTTGAGCAAACTTTATTAGATCCTCCTCAATGCTTTTAGCTAAATCATTGCTTGTTCCTGTTAGTTCTCCTTCGCTGCCTTGCTTACTGCTTTTAGATTGAAATCGCCAATGTTCAATCTTTGAATAGGTGTCGGAAAAATCAACGTATCTTCCAGAGATACTATTAGCAGATAAGCCTACTTGGTGCTTGAGCAACTGCCTTTCAACGTAGATAGGGCAAGTTATGCGGTATTGTATCTGCGGATGGCGAAAGGGGGAAGTGTGACCGTGTGAGGCAAGGTATTTAATTAAGGACTTATTTTCTTCGCTCGTGTAATTAACTGCCTCTTTGCCGTAGCTTACTCTGGCCGCATTTACCACCATTTCATCATTGCCAAATAATTCTAATAGTTCTACTTTCATTTTATCATCTTGTTGACGTCAACGATATGGTTTAAAAATGTAGCAAGGGGCAAAAATTAAATAGTTTTTACTTAAAGCAGCTAAACCCTCGTGAGGAAAAAACGCAGATTAATTTTTACCACCTTGCTAAATTTGCCTGTCTTTCCAGGCTGTCAATACTTTACACAATAGCTTTTTGTGTCAATCACTTAGGTATCAGTTTTGCAGCAAGGGCAGGATTTGATACCTGCACAGCGCGACCTTCTAATTTAGAGTAATAATGTCGTGCACTTACGTTCTAAATTATAACGTATACTATTCCGTCACCTTGCTATTTATCTGTCTAATTCCAGATTGCCAATTCATCCTCTGACGCAATAGGATGGAAAGAAATGTTTAATCAATAAACAAAACATCCTACTCCGAGGTCTGCAAATGTCTTATGTAGTCATGTGACCTACTAATATTCTTTCCTGGCGAAAGCTACTAAGCAAAGTTCTATAGTTATCACTGGTGATAAGTAATAGCTGCTTCACGGCTCGGCATTGCTCAAAGATGGCAGTGGCTTTTGGATATTTTCCTTTGACATAGTAATCTGTCAAAGTAGAAGAGTGCTTTATTCTTTTATACTCCTCCTCTGCCATGTCACGGATGCAAATCATTAGTAGTTGTGAGTAAATGCTTTCATTCATGCCAGAGATAACAGTGTAGCGTGAATAGTAAGCGGACAACTGACGCAGGTACTCATCACATTCCTCAAGGTGTTCAGCACTTGGCGCTGTACTTATCCATGCGTTTATTTCATCACAAAAGGCTTTAATCTCAATCATTTGAGCATTGTACTCTTTCACTTTGCGTCTTTTACCGTTAGCAATGTCACCGTTTTAGTTTCTTCCAAAGCTACTCCGTAAAGTATTTCCTGCTTCTTCTGCGCTGCCAGTTGCTCCTCCCTTTCCTGTAGTTCCGGGCTATGAGTATATAATTTCTTTTGGTAAGTGCTATAGCTTAATACTTTATTATCAACTTGTACCATATACCTACTATTCTGCAATTGCTGCTCTATTTGCTTTCGTAATTCATCTCTTTTTGTTGTCCAGTCTTTAATTAATGTATCCCAATCTATATATTTTTTCATTAAAGATTGTAATTCTTGACTACAATGCAACTCATAGGCTTCCGCTATTTCCTCTGCTGCTTTCCTAATCCTAATCTCTGTCTTTGCCAAGTCTTGCATTGTAAAGGTGTGCTGATATGTTTCATGCACATCTGTCCACTCCATGCTTTTGCCTTTTATTCTTGTCTTGTAATAGTCAATATAACAAGTAGGTAGTATTGTTTGCTGCTTAAATAGTATTAAACTATATGCCATCATTTGAAGGCTATTTTCTAATCTATCTTGTGTCCAAGCAGCAGTACCTGTTTTAAAGTCTCGGATAATTCCGAAGTTTTCAGAGGCATTGTCAATGTAGCCAAGAAATTTAAACTCTCCAAAATCATGTTCAAGTTTATACTCTACATGAGGATATAGGTAAATGTCTTGTAAAAAGTTAGGTGGAAAGTTAAAATCTCTTTGCTCACCTTTGACGTAATCCTCAATGTCAGAGGCAAACTGCTTTCCAAATTCCATCATTGGGGAAGGTGCATCTGGAATATTTAGAAAATACCTTTTCATGTAGGCAGAGGGATCAGACTCCCAGAGATTAATTTGGGAGATAGAAAGATGTGGTCGTGGTAGTTTAAGCATTATCTTCTGTTGTGTATGGTGTTTCCAAAAATTTCTTTAAATCATGAATAAGGTATTCTAATGCTGATTTAATTATTTCTTCTTTAATAATATTGTTAGCTTCTATTTTATCTTTTTGAAATGCAATAGTATGTACTAATAAAGCTAATCTTGTACTGCCAGTTAATGCCCAGCTTTGTATCTTTTCTTGTTCATGGTCATAAAATGAAACATTGAACGGTGTTTTATTATCTAAAGCCATTTGTTTTGTTTTTAGGTTTTTAAAAAAAGGCAGCGCAGTTACTGCCTCATATAGAGTCATTCACCTCAATTTTTGAAATACCTGTATAAAGATAGTGCTTGTTGCTGCTGTTGCGCTTTCATGCGGCACTCCAGCCTCACTTATCTTATTATAGATGTCAATGTATGCCTGTGAGTAGATAGCAGACAACTCAAATACTAATGCTGCTAAGTCTGGCTTATCGCTTTGCTCTGTTTGTACTGGCATTGTTTGCGGCTCATCCTCAACTACCTTGTATTTGCCTTTGTCATCAATTAGCTGTATGTTCTGCCCAGACTTATATCTCTCTATAACATCGCCAGGCTTTCCGTACACTCTGACTTGGCTTTGATCCTCCAGAGTTACGAGGATGTTTATTGAAGGGCCATACTGTCCTTCCCTTGGCGCACCTGCACCATATTTTACCACACCTTTAACGATTTTCATAATAATCTTCTTTTTTGCAGTCTAAAATCTCTTGTTCATATCTATCCCACACATCTGTGAGCTGCTCCGCTATCCAAGGCACATCGAGTGCTTCTGTCATAATTTCGTTAAATAAAACTTGCTGGGCATCGTCAAGTAAATCGTAGCGGAAGATTTTGTTAATAGCTTTGTCAACATCTTCTTCTGTTGTTCCTTTAATCTTGTAGTCATCCATAAGGTAGGATGCAAATCTTTTACTAATGTCGTTCATGTTTTTTATATTAAGGTGATAAAATAGGGCAGCTGGGATTCTGCCCTGTGAATTTATTAAGCGTAAATAATTTGTTCTACTAACGATTTGCCATCAATATATCTTAATCTACGTGTTGGCAATTCTTCTTTGCTTAATTTTTTTGAAGTTGCAGATGGGCGGTAATCAGTTTTTACCAAAGCGTATGCAATAACCCAAAGTTGCTTATCTGTAAAAGTTGACTGGCTTGTTAAAATATTATAAGCCAAAGATCCTATTGTAAGGTAAGATTTTATTTCGCTTACCTTTCTAGCTATAGCGTCTAATCTTGCTTTGCTTACATAGCCTCCAACAGATGACACATGATTTTTTGTTTGATTAATAAAGTTAATTGAATTGAAAACTTCTTTTACGCTTACTGGCTCAGAAGTTACTTCTTCTTTTACATCAACAATAGGAGCATACCAAGCATTCTCAACTTTTCTGCCTCTGCAAGTATAAGAAGTATGGTTAAGGTGATAGTAAATGCCATTTTTTACAATAACTAAAGGAGCATCTTGTAATTCAATGCCATTTTCTGCAAGGAATTTTTTAGCCGTTTTTTTGTAAATAACTGGCATTATATTCTTTACATTAATTAAAGATTTTAAAGCTAATCTTAATTCGTTTTTTGGAGCTAAGTAATTTAAAGTTGTCATGATTGTGTGTTTTTTAAGGTGAATTATCGTTTGTTTCTTACGATTATCAAATATACAAAGTATATTTATAATATACAAGCACAATTAAAAATAAATGTAAATTATTTTCATTTTTTTATTACTTTCCTCCACACAGCCAATTTCTGAGCGATCACTACGGCTCTTTTCATGTTGCCCTGTTCTATTTTCTTGGCATGGCTGCGGATGGTCATAAGGTCTAATGACTCTGGTGGCTCTTTAAGTGCGATGGCCTGGGCTTCTTCCCATAATTCTCTTTTCTCCCCTTTCTCGTATGTTATCATGTCAAACTTTAGGCACATATCATACCAGTATAGCGGCACATCTTCCCATGTCTTTCCGGTAAATTCTTTAATAATTGTTGGAAATTCTGCATACAATTTCTCTCTCTCCAATCTTCCGCGTTCCTCCATTTGTACCTGGTGCCGGAGTGCTGCTACTTCGTTGTCATGGCTTGCTATTATTTTCCTTCTGTAAGTCATATAGCCATTTAGTATCTTCCCTATAGTGTGCATATTTGCCTTGCCATAGAATTTAACATCATCATCCAGTTCCAGGCTTTCAGCGGAGAAGAGCCGAAAAGCTATTTCAATCTCATTGGCTGCTATCTGCCCAAATGTTTTTACTATCTCCTTGGCAATGTTTGCATAGAAAGCTAAATCTCCATCAATGCCGTACATTGGAAACACCGAGCTGATAACATTCAATGTTTGTTTATACGCGTCCTTCTGCTCCATGTTGGCAATGCGGTTAGATCGGGCTGTGATGATTGCCTGCTCATCGGAGTTGCGAGGTTGGTACTTTGTTAAATTACTCATTAGTAAATTGTTTTAGTTTGTGATAGCTTCTTTGGTATTCAATGTATTTCTGCCTTTGCTCCCTGCTCATGGCATGGTACTTGGCGCGGAGGCGGAGGTTCTCGCGTTCTCGGATCTTCTTGTAAGTATATTTGTTCATGGTTGCGCGGTACTTCTTCATGTACTCACGCATATAGGCATTGCGGTCTTGTTTATTCTTCATAATTTTCTATTTCATGTTCAACTTCTTCCCAATAGTAATATTCATCATAGCTACCTTCTACTTCAATATTCCATTTTTCTTTTAACACTTCCCGTGCTGCAAATAAAGCGCAATGCTTTGCCAAAATAGATACAAGGATTTCCTGCCCTAATTCTCCTCCAATGTCTTGGATTAAAATATAGTAGTGATTAAATAGCTCTTTGGCTTTTTCTTTGGGTGTTTGTTTCATGGTTGATATTCATTTACGAGCCTTTCAATTTCCTCCTGCCTCCGCTTCTCCTGTGCGGCAGGGTTGGAATACATAAATTTAGTATAAATATTATTTGCCTGGGAGTAGATATTGCTAATAGTAAAGTTAGCCTTTAGCCACTTATCGGATATTTGCCATGCAGCAGTAGTAAACATTGTCACCATTTCATCAGCTGCCTGCTCACTTGCAGATACCTTTTTTAGCCATGTTACTAATTTTTTACAGTTTGCACCATCCTTGGCTGTCATGATATAATTATTCTTGTCAGAAGGATAAGTAACACCTGCAAGCCGTTCATAGGTGGAAGCAAAGGCGGAGAAACAGAGGTAGGTCTCGGAGGGTTCGCGTTCCTTTACCTTTTCTTTTTTCGCAAAATTTTCTTTTGGGTCAGAGTCAGTGTTCAGAGAATCAAGGATAGACTGCCTTGTAAAAGAATTTTTTATTTTTGGTTGAGGAGGAGTGAAAGGCATTTCACAATCCTTTAATACTTTAATATTGTTAATACTTCTATTGGCTAATACTTCTTGGGTGTTCATGACTGAAGGTGTCCCCTCTTCATGGGTGAATACCTCCCCCTCTTCATTGGTGAATGGGGTGGTATCTAAATTTGACATACTTTTGCCTGTAACAAACACTCCTATAAATTCAGTTTCAATTTTATAAAGGTTACTTGTTTGGCTTCCGTCTGGTCTAAATCTTTGTTTTACGCTAATAATTTTTCTTGTTACCAATTCATTTTTAATCCTTAAAATCTTTGAATCGCTAAATTTACATTGTTCAATTAATTTTTTGTTTGAAGGAAAACACATTTTATTTTCATTCATAAAATTAACTATATGGCAAAGTAAAAATAATTGGTCTGGTGTTACCTGTGGTAAAAGCCTTGTATCTATGTTTATCATAATTCTAATTTAGCTTGTTTACCAAAATTTTTATTAAATACAAATACGTGTACTGCATGATTATCCATCTTATCAATAGGTTTACTTTCCGCAGATATCTGCTTAATGTCTGTTCTTTTTCCTTGATTTTCCTTTGCCTTTTCCCTAAATACATCCTCAAGTTGCAATGCTAAAACGCTTCTTTGGTAATTAGATAAATTCCTTCTTCCAAACTGGTTATTAATCATCCATTCCTTAACACGATTAATATTATCAAACTTCTTTTCAAGTGTTTTATAATTTATGTCGTGTTCCTGTGCAATCCTGTATCGGTTGTGTCCGTCGATTAAAATACCATTCCATGTAATCAATGGTTCGCGAATTCCTTCTTCAAGAATATTGCGCTCCAGCTGCTTAAATTCCTCGTTTGATAATGGGGGAATAAGGCTTTCAAGTTCCTGTAATATTTGCATAGGTAAAATAAAAAATGCCCGACAGGTGGACGCTATCGGGCAAAGGTGAAACAAAGATTTGTTTCAAGCTCCTTTGAATGGCGTCCACTCCGTTCAAAGAATACACAAATATAATACTTTTTTAATTCTTTTCAACTATTTGTTTTACCTCATTCTTATCCTCTATGAACCCACTGCCATGACTCCCTCCGACTATTTTGAGGTACTGGTTCTCCACGCTGGCACTGTTTATAATCACCTGGGCAACATCTGCAACAACCTTGGCTTTGGCAATGTCATAGGTGGATTCGGGGTCGGTCAGTTCTTCAAGAACGGAGAATAGGTGGTTGCGTAAATCGCTGATTTTGTTTTTCATTTTGTTAATCTTTTAATTAAGTCGTTAAAATTATCTTGGCTTGTTCTGCCATTTCTGCGTTTATCATCGCCAAACATTTCTAATTTATACTGCAAATCATGGAGTTTATTAAACACTCCTAATTCTTTATAATGAGGATTTTCTACTACTTTGTACTTATACTCCGCCATTGCTTCCGCTAATATTCGAGCTTCGTCTTTTGTGAGTCTCATTTGCTATTCTTTTAATTTGGTTTACTAATTGTTGAACTTCCCTTAACTCTGGCGGCACACGGCTTATCCATAGGTTAAGCACTGCCAGTTCTCCCCGTGACATAAGACAGAGGTTGTCAAGGTTATTATTGTCTATATTCCCATCCATGCGGAAAACAACGTAGCCCTTGGGCACTGGGCCGTGGACTTCTTCCCAGTTGTGCCTGGCAAGGGAGAGCCATCTGCCGTGATCGACTTTAATTTCTACATACTCAACTATCTTTCTAATTGAGCCAATAGGTTTATAGTTGTAAGGAATGTTACCTTTAACATAACTTGATGCCACTAACCTTGCACGGTGTTCTGGAGATAAATTTTTGCCTTTGTTCCAAGGGGTAAAGCCTTTTTTAAAGCAAGTGCTTCTTAAAGGTGATTTTATTCGACCTATTTCAGATACACGACGCATATTTAAAGATAAAAAACCTTTACATTTCTTTACTCCTATTTTATTAGCTGCTACTCCAATGGATACAGATGTCCTGCCCATTATTAAAGATAAATCTTCATTGTGAATATATGGGTAATAGGTTTTTAAAAACTCTATTTCTTCATCTTTATAGCGAACCTTTACACTTTTTTGAATATCATTCCCCATGATGTAACAGATTTTTCATCGCAATGAAATTTGAAATTATATTGCTCAAACATTGATATCCATTCCTCTTTGCTTTTAAGGTTAATGTGTCCCCATTCGGCATCCCACTCTGGTGTAGTTCGATTTGGAGTAGATGTAAAATAGAAATACTTTGTACAGGCTTTGCTAAGTTCCGGAATGATTAGTTTTAAATCTTGGTCAAATATATGCTCAAATACTTCTGTGGAATAAATAGCATCATATTTGCCTTTAACTTTAAACTTACCATTTGGCAATAAATACCGGTCCGGATCAACACCTTTGCTAATAGCAAATTCTCTTTCATAAATATTAATGTCATAACCCATATAGTCATACAAGTTATTATTGATACAAGCAGATAAGAAAAAGCCAAGTCCAGAACCAAACTCAAATACACTTTTGCAGCCAATTGTTTTAAGGCATTGCACACCGTTAGCGTGGAGGTTAACAAGGCTTTGGTAGTTGGTAGTGGTAAAGCCAAGTTCAACGGATTTGTCGAAGAAGAATTTATCGTCTATCATTTTTAATATTCTAAGTTAGGAAAACTTGTTTTTACTGTCCAGTATTCTGTTGATAAATTAGATCTGACTTTCCATAAATTACTTGTATGGTATCCAGATTTGTAAAAGCATTTGCAGATATTATCTACTATTTGCTTTGGCTTCATGCCTTTGTTATATTTGCTATAAATATACTTCTTGCAACCTTTATACCTTGGAAGATTCATAACGCTTGCCCATCCATCTATCATAGACTGGTAATCATTGTACGCTTGAAAGTCACATGGTATCTTCTTTCCTCCCTTATAGCAGTCATCCATTGCTTTCATCTTATTTCCTTTACCTGTGTACTTTATTCCTCCCGGATTAAGTGCCTTTAACATCAATTTACTTTCTAATCCATTGTTTGTTGCCTCAATGATAAAGAAGGCATAGATAACAGATATAGGCAGATTAGTCTTTTTATGCATAGAATAAAAGAAATCATCGTACATAAAGCCTAAGTAAATTCGTCTTAAATCTATTAAACTCTTTCCTTTTAATCTTTGGAATCCTACTGCATCCATGTAATCGTACAGCTCATCTTTCTCCATGCTCTTAATAGTATTGCCAGGAAGATTCTTTACATTAATAATAGCAAAGTTTTCCTGCGGATATTCCTTTGCTGGATTAGGTGCAGAGTTCTGTGCTTTGTAACTACCTCCTGCAAAACTGCTGATGTACATGGAAAGGCATAGCATAATGCCAAGCAGGATAAGTTTAAAGATGTTGCGTCTGCGAGTGATGGGAGAGTATATTTCCCATTCAAATTGGTTTTGTTTCATACTAATTGATTTATAATTTAATCTAATAATTTTTGGCATTCAGTAACATCATAAGTATATAATAATTTATCATCATTAATAATTACTAATTTTATATTAGTTCCATACCATCCATTATTATATCCATATCCAGGTATTTTTATAGAATGTCCATTTATAGGTATTAATTCTATTCCATAATCTGGTATTCTTTTAAAGAAATTGTCGTTAGATAAATCAAAGTTTAATCCTTTAAAATCATCTATAGTTATATGTTCAAAATCTATAAAATGGTCTTCGCAACAATCGTACTCATGCCATGAACCAAGCATAATGTTATCTGTAAAATAAATGGCAGATTGACAATGCAATACATAATCATTTGAATATGGCTTTACATTTGTTTTTATTAATTTCTTAACCAATGATACAACTTCTAAGTTTTTCATACTAATTGGTTTATAAATGTTTATTAAAATGGCAAATCTTCGCCAAGGTCTAATTTGCCTACTGGCGGTGTAGCGGTGTGAGGAGTAGCTTCTGCGGTTGGCTTACCTCCAAATTCTAAAGATGTGATTCTGCAGTTTATCATACCTACAGGCTCACCATTTTTCATAAAGGCATTAACAGTGCCAGATCCTTCTGCCACAATGTAAGTGCCTTTTGTGATGAATGGCGAAAGTTTAACGGCTCTTTCTCCCCATACACTACAACCTACCCAAATAGTTTTTTCTCCAGGATTACTACCATAGACCTTTTCGGTGTGGGCAATACTAAAAGAACATACAGTTGTATCTCCTACTGTCTTTAATTCGGCATCACTGCCTACTCTTCCAGAAACGATTAGTTTTATCATGATAATTTTTTATTTGCAAATATATATATAATTGTATAACTTTGCATAAATATTATAAAAAAATGGATGTACTAACGAAAAAAAGAAAAAGCGTGCTTTTGGATGATGATACGCATAAACTACTTATATCTACTCAGATATATGTATCTGCAAAAACTGGTAAGAAAATGCCATTGGTTGAAATTATTAATTATTTATGTGCTGATTGGCAAAAAAAGAACAAATGAAGGCTACTATATTCACATCTTCTAAAAGTCAAGCGACTGATTACTACAGGACGATAGGTCCTTTCTCTCGTCTTGCATTGCAAAAGAAATTTGAGTTGATTATATGCAATCAAGAAAAAGCAGTCTGGCATGATATATATAACACAGATATTGTTATTATACAGCGTCCTAACTCTACTGCCTCCCTGGGAATAATGGCAGATGCAAAGCGAATGAATAAGGCTGTGATAATAGACTTTGACGATCATTTATTAAATGTTCCAGAAGATAATCCTGCATCAACTTATTTTAGCAATCCACAGGTGCAAAAGCAAATACAAGATACATTCTTATTTGCAGATGTTATCATAGTATCTACTCAAAAGCTATATGACCTATATAAACCTTTAAGCCATAATAAGCCTATGTTTGTCATACCTAATGGATGGTCACCTACTGACCTACCTATGATAAAGGTAGAGGAGCAGCACAATCCTCCAAGGTTTGTTTGGCGTGGTGGAAGTACACACTTTGCAGACTTACATACTATAAAGGAGCAACTCAATAAGGCAATGGAGTTAGACACAGAATTTACTTTCTTTGGTATGCCTAAGTTTATGATGTATGACTTTAGCAAGAAGGCTAACTTTGTAGAATGGAATAGTATGTTTATTTACTTTACATTTATGCAAAGGATAGAAGGTGATTATGGCTTTTATCCATTAGTTCGCAATGAGTTTAATGAAGGTAAGTCTAATATCTTTGCCATTGAATGTTTAGCAAATGGTATGCCAGTGTTAGCAGATGTATACTTCAAGGAGTTTAATATACCTGGAGTAATGAGTTATGATACACCTCACCAATTCTTTGACCTTGTCTTAGCTATTATAGCTGGCAACATTAACAAAGTATCTCTCGTTAAGGAAGGAAGGAAGTATCTTAATGAGGTACTACACATAGAATTATTGAATCAAACAAGATACAAGATACTTAAAGGATTATAATGCCATACATACCTAAGTACATAAAGTCAACCATTAATAAGGCTAAGATGCAGCGCAAGCCATCTGGTGAGCAAGGCAATTATAACAGTGCATGGCAGAAGGTTAGCGTAAACTATAGGCGAGCCAATCCACTATGTGAAGTTTGCTTAGTGCTTGGTGAGATGGTTGACATAACACCAGGTGATAGGAAGGGATGTGTTGACCACATGATACCTATTACGCGTGGTGGTTCTATGTATAACTTAGGCAACCTATTAGCACTCTGTAAGTCTTGTCATGATACCAAGTCTATACTTGAGAAGACAAGTGTTGCACCTGTACCTATCTACATGGATGCAGATGCAAAGATACTACCGAAGGACAAGGCTGATGTGGTGACATGGCTGGCACAGCAGGTGCAGAGGAAGAGGAGCATGGAGCAGCAAGGAGGAGCATGAGGAGGAGGATCGGACAGGGTCGGAGAGGCACGAAGGACCGGGGGAAGGGTGCAAGGACTGCAATGCCTTTCTTAT